TGGCTTGATTATACATTGGAAGTAATTTTACATCTATAGCTGCCATTTCTTTATTAGGTAATACAGGTCCTATTGGTTTTGGTGCAAAAGGATTTACAGGTTTTGTTGGGTCATCTGGTAATTCATCACCACTACCCATTGCATAATTAACTCTACCACCTTGTGCCAAGCCTATGTCTGCACGACTTAATCTACCAAATACTTTTTGCGCCCATTCTCTGGCATTTGATATAGCTGCTTCTGAAGCTGCGGAATCTGTTGCTAATAATGCTTGTTCTGCTGCATCTGCTGCTTCTATCTCATCTTTATATTTTTCTGCTTTAATACCAGAATAAATACTCATTCCCCATACGCCAATTTTAAATGGACTTAATTTTTTAGCCTCGTCAAAAGAAGTTAAAGGATCGTCTTTTTGACCTAAAGCTAGTTGTCCTAATTTACTTTCCATAATTCCTGGTCCGTCACCTAGTAATTGTGACATTTGTCCACCACTACCAAGCAAACCTTGTGTTGGGTCAGAAGAAAGAGTTCTTTCAACTACATTTCTAGGAGCCATAGGATCACCCACTATATTATTAGAACCTTGTCCAGGTGAACCAACTAATGTATCTGCAATTTTTTGTCCGTAAGGAACTTTACTTCTAAAAAATTGATTAAAGTCCATTGCACCTGATCTTGCTGCATCGGCTTTATTAAAACCTACACTTTCCAATCCTTGTCCAGGTGTGTAACTAAATCTGTTTGCCGCATAAGGTGTAGCCATTAAAGCTAAATCTATTGGACTAATTCTACCTTTTTGTTTTGCTGTACCTGCTGCATATAATGCAGTTCCTATAGGACCTCCAACAAAAGGAGCAGCAATTCTGGCTATACCTGCTAATTCTTTAGGCATTAGTTTTTGTGCTACTTTAGTAAAAGGTCTAGTTACTTTATTAACTGCTTTTTTAACAAAACTTCCTAAGCCATAATTCTGTCTTTGTTGTGTGGATCTGTTTATTGCCATTTTATAGTTTTATTAGTTTTTTCATAACAAATCAAGTCTATGTTGTTACTTGTCGTGGTTTAATTTCTAATGCAGATAGCACTACATGTAGTCTATTTGCCGTTGCTGCTGTCACTTTTAACACTTCATTCTCTTGTAATACTATAGGGGCTGTCAGTAATTCTATTGTAGCATTAGCACCTACAGCTTTAGTCTTAAATAAACTAAATACAGCAGGAGTTGTGTCAGTAATAGTGACCGTTATTGTGTCAGCATTACCTGAGTCTTCTGATACTAATATAGATTTTATCACTGCTGTTGTAGCAGAGGGTACTGTGTACAGTGTTGTAACACTAGTTGCTGTTAAATCTACTTTTTTATTTACGAAAGAATTTGCCATTAGTTTATAAAAAAATTAAACGCTTCTATCTCATCTTTTAAATCTTGTTGAAACGTTGTATTAAGTTTTTGTAGTACAGCATCTAAATCTCTGTTTAAAGATTGAGCATTTAACTGACTGTATTCTCTTGACGGAAATGTTAATACTTGTGTTATTCTAGCCATGTAAACTTGCTATGCCTCCTATTGCTAACCTTTTTCTACGGTCGTGTATACGACTATTTTGTTTATTTTTTCTTAATCTTACTATACCACCTGTAGCCATATCTTCATCTCCTTTAGATGAAGCACTTCCACCGCCATAACCTCCACCACTATTATCACTATCACTATCACTACCACTATCTTGATAACCAAAATTTGCATCATATCCGTAGTCTACTGCGGGTGCCGTGTAAGTTGGTTCTGGTTCAGCTATTTCACCTTGATAATCTGTTTGAAAAACACCATCAACACCCATACCTGCTCCCGCAGCTGTAGGTCCTGTTGCACCTTCACTCTCATTATAACCACCATATCCTTGTGTTATAGAATCAATTCTTGCTGTTTCTAATTCTTCCGGCGTTGTAGCTGTGTCTATTGTTGTTTCAAGTTCTGCTTTTTTAGCAAGATCCGCTTCTCTTATTGAGTCATCTATTCTTTGTTGTTGTGCTGCTTCTGCTTTTTTTGCCATTGCATAATTGTATGCAATACCTGAACCTGGAGCAATCATATTTAAAATAGAACCAATTAATGACATTTTAGGTAAACTATCAAATATACCAGCTTGATAATCTTTACCACCAGCAAGAGGATCATCATCCGAAAATGATCTACCTGGTCCACTTTGTTGAGTGTCACCACTGAGACCACCTGTATAATTATCACCACCATAATAACCAACATAGTCCGTGTTTGTTGTATCACTATCATTACTTTGATTAACAGGTACAACTATGTTTGGTGCTTGTCCTGCAAGTTCTGCACTTGCATCTGTGTTTACAATACCACTTGTTGCAGTTTCTGCTGCAATGTCTCCGGATGTTCCTTCTATATTTTCACCTGGTTCTGGAGTGTAACTTAAAGTACCATAGCCACCAGTTCCCTGTATACTAATATCTTCTTTTGTTAATGCCATTATCTTCTTCCGTCTGGTTGTATATCTAATCTAAATGTTCCTAGTTTCCAAAATTGACTTGTGCTTGTGTTAGAAACTTTTAATGATATAGCACGCGCTCTTGCACGTGTATCTATCTTCTTAGTGCTTGTTGTAACAGTAAATGGTCCTAAGGATGAACTTGCCTCTACGTCAGTTGGAAAATCTCTTAGTTGTAATGTAACTGTTGCATCTCCTGTTTGTGATAAAAAGTCTGGTATAACTCTTCTAATTTTCATCATGTATTCACCATCACCTCTAAGATCTGCAGCCCCACTATTATTTAAACTAATATCAAAATCTCCTGATTCTATATTTGCAGTAATAGCACTCTCAGTTCCTTCTTTAACTTGGTTTAATCCTTTTTCGTGTTCATAGTATATTGAAACACCATCTGTATTTCCTTGTACATAAGTTGACGAACCTAATGTACCATTTGTAGAGGTGTCATACTCTGTTGCATGTGGTTTACCAAATATAGCTGAGTCTGACCAAGCTGTTCTATTTAATGTGCCTGTAGTCCATACAGGTCTTTCATTTGTAGAATCTAAATAATTATAAGTTACAACTCTGTTAACTACATTACTACCTGAAGATACATAAAACCAATTTATTTCACCAAACAAGTTATTTAATCCTGCATTAATATGTTGTTTAGGTGTTGTATTTAAATCATCATAAACAAAATCTTCTACTAAACATGGTAATGATTCTAACTGTCCACCATATCTAAAGAAACCATTTTCTGACATCCAGTAAACTGTGCCATCAACTTCTACTGCAGCATTCTTACCAATCAATCCACAGTTTGTACCAACTTGTTCAAAGGCAAATGTAAAAGGTGCACCAACAAAACGCATTAAGAATAGTGCTGTGTCAGTCCATACATAGATTGCATTTCTACCTCTAAGTGCTCCCATGATCCGTGATCCATCAGCCAGTCTTTGTGTACCTGCTGTATTGTTTGCTGTAGGTGTATAACTTGTAATATCTTCTTGAGAAGAAAATCTTATAAACATTTGATCTTGTGTAGTTTTAGTTCCAATAGTTGTTTCTGTTCCAAAAAATACTAAGTGTCGATCTGGTGTAGATACTAACATATCACGTGATGCTGTAGGTGCACCCGATGCTATAGCTGCTCTTGTTGTAACTGCATTATCTATATCTGAATCCCAAGTAAATGTTTCACCACTAAATATTGTAGCAACTAATTTATTACCAAAATTATCTAATGACCATAAACCTGGATCTGTAACAATGTCTCCTGATGGAGCTGCACCAAAACCAGAATAACCTGCTGCTTCTGTAACAACCGCACCTGATGAATGTATTGCTGCCGTTGTACCATTTGCTCCTCTAGTTAATCCCGATAAAGTGTTACCACTTAATGAACTGTATGTAATAAGTTCTGTTCCAATAATCACGGTTCCTGATGAAGGAAATGATGTAGCACTAGCTAAAGCTAAACTTGTAACTGATGCATTAATGCCTGCAGATAATGTAGATACAAATGTACCAGAAGCTGTTCCACCCCATTGACCCAATGACCAACCGGTAGCGGCAACTTCAACTGCAGGACCTACTCTAAAATAAGCTTGCACTCTAATACCACCAGAAGTTGTTGCACCTGAACCACTCTCATTAGAGGCCATAGAAATTGTGCAAGTTGTATCTGTTGGGATAGATTTAATTTCAAATTTCACATCATCAAAATTTGTAGACGTAAAATTAGAATTAGTAATACTTGTAAAATTATCACATAAAATTACATCACCAATATTTAAACCATGTGCTGATGCAAAAGTTATTGTAACTACTGCTGATCCATTTGTAGTTGTAAAGGCACTTGTTAGAGTTGCAGTAAGTCTAATAGGATGCACATCGTAAAAGATACCACCTGAATAAACATATAAAATTTTGTTAGTTCCTAAAGCAGCATATTTAATGCCTGACGCGTTTACGAAATGATGTATAGCTGTGTTTCTTCCTGTAAGTTCTGTAGAACCTAGTTGTGCCCAACCACCTATTTTTTCTGGAGTACCATATCTAAATCTAACATTGTCACCATCTATCCATTGGCCTTCACCTCCGGTAGCAGTGACTTGTTTATTGAATCCTGGCACAAAGCCTACTTTTTGTAACATATATATCCTAAATTATATTAAATTGCGTTGTGAATCAACGTTTACATAGGATTATAAAAACTTAAAAAGACTATGGTTTAGTAGGCCACGTAGCGTCTGTACACTTAGCAACAGTATTTTTACCATCAGGAAGATCTCTAAGAGCTTGCCTGTAAGTTCTCATATCGTCTGAAATAGCATCACCTTTTTCAAGTTCTGATAAAATTTCCCAATCGTATGCTTTTAAAAGACCATCTCTTTTAGATCTAAGTTCAGCCAAAGCTCTGGCAGGAGCTGCATTAGTCCAAGCCGTTTCTTCGTTATCTCTAACTGTTTCCTCAGCTGCTGTAAATTGTATACGTTCTCCGTTAACTAGTTTGTATCTTGGCATATTTGTTCTCCTTGTTGGTTGTTATACATTAATTTTAATATTTGTAAAAGCATTAATTTACTCCGTAAAGGCTGATAGATCCAGCATCTATGTTGCCTGAACTCATTTTAAATTGTATGGCATCTATCGCATTTGTGTTATTGAAATACCCACCTATATATGTTCCTACTGTATATGCTGATGCAACAGTATTACCAGTTATTGTAAAATGTTTTACAAATGTAGTATTACTAGGGTCAAATAGATGTAATATTGCAGCTGCATTATCATCATTGCTATGTGAATTACTACTTGTAATTCTTTGAAAATTTGTTGATTGTGCTAAATCAACAGCTGTTTGATAACTTACATCTGTTGAACTATCTGCTTCATTATGTTCTGTTGAAAATGAATTACTTGTTATATTTACTCCGTAACTACTTCCTGTATCTACTGATCCTTGAAAAGTAAAATGTGCATTATTAGTTGCGGGGTGTATATTATTAAT